CGCGACAACAACAACAGCAATAGATGCTAGAAAATAAACACATTGCACTGGTTGCTATGGGGCAAAGCCAACTGGATTTTCACATGAGCCTTTCTCATAGTCAGGAGTACGATGAGGTTTGGGGCATTAATTCTATGTGCGCAGTTACTAAGTGTGATCGCGTGTTTATAATGGATCCTGTTTCACGTTTCTTTGACACATTTGACGCAGGCCCACAAACTCAAGTAATGAGAAAAACTCTTCCAAGACTAGAAATCCCAGTATATTCTTGTGAGCTCGATAGTCGGGTTCCAGCTATTAAACTGTTTCCCCTGGAAGAAGTTGTTAAAGACTTAGGTTGCGCATACTTGAACAACACAATCGCTTATGCCCTTGCTTTTGCCTTGTGGAAAAAGGTTGGAAAACTTAGTCTTTTTGGCGCAGATTTTGCTTATAAATCGAATGTTTATTTTGGAGAATCGGGGAGAGGATGTTGTGAGTTTTGGTTGTCTAAGTGCATGGACGCAGGAATGGACGTGTCCATTGGCGCTCGTTCCCCGATGCTAGATACGAACATCCCTTTAAAGGAAAAGCTCTATGGCTACCATAGACTTGATAACCCTCCTGTAGTATATTTAGACAAAGGTGAATTGGTCGTCGGAAAGTTTTCCGATGTCATGGAGGAAGAGAAGCCTTCTGGCATTTCAGGGAGACAAGACATTGGTCCACCGGAACCAGAGAAATATTAATGGAAACTGATTCATTTACACTCTCCATAGGAAACCTTGGAGTAAAGACAACACATGGTAGAGGCCATACAGTAGAAGAAGTTGCTGAAATGGCTACTAATAAATTAGTTTCGGTGAGCGACACAGCGCCGGATCCAATTAGAGCACAAGCCCATGCCTTTAAAAAAACGTGTCAATTTGTTATTACCTACTACATGAAAGAGGCGATAAAAAACCACATGTGTACAATAGGTAATCAATTAGAGGCGCAGGGCCATAAGGACCTTGCGGAAATTATTAGGAGACTATAATGGCTATAACACAAGCAATGTGTACTTCTTTCAAAAGTGAGCTTCTGCAAGGTGTACATAACTTTAAAGCATCTGGAGGAAATTCTTTCAAGCTCGCTTTATATACTAGCTCTGCGACTATGAGTGCTTCTACCACAGCTTATTCCACTAACCAAGAGGCAACAGGCACAAACTATAGTGCGGGCGGATCAGCTTTAACAAATGTCAACCCTAGCACATCGGGGACAACTGCGTTCACTGATTTCTCTGATTTGACGTTTGGTACTTGCACAATTACGGCAAGAGGCTGCATGATCTATAATGACACAGCTACTGGTGATCCAGCAGTTGCGGTTTTTGATTTCGGTGGAAACAAAACAAGCACAGCGGGTAGCTTTACCATATCTTTCCCAACCGCAGACGCAAGTAACGCTGTTATTAGAATAGCGTAGGTACCTCATGTCGCTAACTGGCTGGGGTCGAGGCACTTGGGGTCAAGCCGGCTGGGGTTCGGCTATACCTGTAGATATTACAGGTGTTGCAGGCACAGGTGGTGTTGGTTCTTTAACTGTAACAGGACAAGCAAATGTTACAGAAACAGGTGTTGCTGGTACGGGAGCTGTTGGCTCTTTAAGTATTAGTGCCGCAGCAAATGTTACAGAAACAGGTGTCGCTGGAACAGGTGGTGTTGGTAGTTTAACAGCTACTGGTGCGGCAATTGTTACAGAGACAGGTGTCGCAGGGACAGGGGCAGTAAGCTCTTTAACCATAACAGGTGCTGCAAATGTCGCAGAAACAGGAGTAGCAGCAACAGGTTCGGTTGGTTCTCTTGCCGCAACAGGTGTTGCAAATGTAGCTGTAACAGGACTAGCGGGCACTACGGCTTTAGGCACTGAGACTGTTACGGGTGATGCCAATGTCACAGAAACAGGCGTAGCGGCAACAGGAGCAGTTGGCACGGTTATTGCTAATGGTGTCGCTCTTGTTGGTGTTAGTGGTACCGCTTCCACGGTTTCTCAAGGCGATGAAACTGTAACGGGTGGTGCCAATGTTTATCCGACTGGATTAGCGGGAACTTCAGCGTTAGGCAGTCTAACGATATACACCACTAATATTATCTCGCTTACGGGATTAGCAGGAACTAGCGCTCTTGGGGATTTAAGTATTTCGGGAGATGCTCCTGTTTCTTTGACGGGGCTGTACGGAACCGGGTCAGTTCAACAACTAACAGTTTGGGGAATAGTTGATGATTCCCAGGATGCTGAATGGGCCGTGATCAGCGATTCACAAACACCAAACTGGTCGGCAATTGATGATTCTCAAGATGCTGATTGGAAGGAAGTGGCATAGATATTGGAAAACAGAACATATACAAGCTATAATCAAAAAAGATTGGAGGAATCTAAATGGCAACTTATGTAAACGACTTACGATTAAAAGAAATTGCTACAGGTGACGAATCGGGAACCTGGGGCACAAGCACCAATACAAATTTAGAGCTGATTGCCGAAGCCTGGGGATCTGGCTCAGAAGCGATTACCGGGACTTCCCATACCATTACGATGGCAGATGGCACATCCGATGCTGCCAGGGCCTACGCGCTAACCCTAACAGGCTCAATCACCGCAACCAACACAGTAACTCTCGCACCGAACACAGTTAATAAAACGTGGATTATTCAAAACAGTGCGGGTTATCAAGTCACTATTTCTCAAGGCACAGGCGCTAATGTCGTTATTCCGAATGGCGGAATTAAGATGGTGGTTGCCGATGGCGCAGGAGCAGGTGCTGCCGTAACCGATGTCCTCGATATGACAGGCGGTACAGGCAATATCGGTCTAGGTTCTGGATCGCTCGGTACAGCCATGACCACAGGAACGGATAACGTAGCCGTTGGTGAAGCTGCCCTTGATGCGTTTACAACAGGCTCGGACAATACGGCAGTGGGAGACAATGCTGGTGGGGCAGTAACTACAGGGGCACAAAACACTGTTATTGGGTCTGCTGCTGGTGATGCTATAACCACTGCGAATAATAATGTATTAGTTGGCGAACAGGCTGGAACAGAAATAACGACAGGCTCTGGAAACACTGCTATAGGAAGATCAGCACTGGCTGTAAGCACAACGGCTGCTTTAAACACTGCGGTGGGTTATATTTCTTTAGGTGCAAACACAAGCGGAGAAGATAATACCGCAGTGGGTGCTTATTCTTTAGACGCTAACACCACAGGCTCGGACAATACGGCAGTGGGCGATAACGCTTTAGGGGCTAATACAACTGCATCTTACAATAACGCTTTTGGTTCAGCAGCTTTAGCAGCAAACACCACTGGAGAATCTAATAATTCTTTCGGATATAACTCGTTAGATGCAAACACCACAGGAAGCTATAATGCAGCTTTTGGTCATGGTGCTTTAGGATCAAATACAACAGCCAATAACAACACTGCCGTTGGCTATGTAGCTTTAAATGCAAATACCACAGGTGCAGATAATACAGCCATTGGTAAAGACGCAATGCTAGCAAATACTACAGGTGTAAATAATGTTGCGGTGGGAATGGATGCTCTTACAGCAAATACCACAGCAAATAATAACACGGCAATCGGGTATGAATCATTGTTTGCTAATACAACTGGCACACAGAACACTGCGGTAGGACAAGGGGCTTTAGGAGCAAACACTACAGCTAGTTATAACACGGCTGTTGGAAGGGCAGCTTTATTATCTAATACGACTGGTAGCAGTCTTTCAGCATTTGGACAAGGTGCGTTAGATGCGAACACAACAGGAGACTCTAACACAGCAGTCGGTACTAACGCTTTAGGTGCTAATACCACCGCAGACAACAACACTGCCGTTGGTTCAGCAGCTTTAGCAGCCAATACAACAGGAACCGAAAATACAGCCGTAGGGAAAAGTTCTCTACCAGCAAATACAACAGGAGATGCCAATACAGGTATTGGTATAAATGCTTTATACGCAAATACAACTGCTGACAATAACACAGCTTTAGGAAGATCGTCTTTAGAATCTAACACAACAGGAGCATCAAATACTGCACTAGGTAAAGATGCTTTACAGGCTAATACTACAGCTAGTAACAACACAGCCGTTGGTGCTTTAGCTTTAGAAGCAAACACCACAGGTGCAGCAAATACGGCTGTAGGTGCAACTGCTTTAGATGCAGCAACAACTGCCAACTATAACGTAGGTATTGGCTATGCAGCATTAACGGCAACTACAACTGGCGCAGATAATACGGCAGTGGGTTCAGGAGCATTGGAAGGAAATACTACGGCTTCAAACAACACCGCAGTAGGTCGTGCAGCTTTACAAGCAAACACCACAGCTACAGAAAACACAGCAGTTGGATATAACGCATTAAAAGACAACACTACAGGACACTCTAATGTTTCTGTAGGTTCAGATACTTTAGCAAATAACACTACTGCCAACCACAACACAGCAGTTGGTAGAGAAGCTATGGTAACTAATACCACAGGCGGAAATAACACAGCTTTAGGCAGACAGGCTTTACAAGCAAATACAACAGCTAGTAACAACACAGCAGTGGGTTATCAATCTTTATATGTAAACACCACAGGCGATACAAATGTTGCGGTGGGTAAAGACTCAATGCTGTCTAATACCACAGGAACTAACAACACTGCCGTTGGAGCAAGGTCACTTGATGCAAATACAACTGGCAGTAACAACGTGGCAGTGGGAGATATGGCGCTTGGAGCAAATACAACAGCTGGTACTAACACAGCAGTCGGAACAAATTCTTTAGCAGCAAATACAACTGGAAATTACAATGCTGCTCTTGGTTATAATAGTCTTACTGCAAACACAGACGGAGAAAGAAATACAGCGGTTGGTTATGCCACAATGCAAGCTAATACAGGTGGCGACCAAAATACTGCTGTGGGCTTTGCTGCGCTTGATGCGAACACAACTGCCGATAATAGCACAGCCGTTGGGTATGATGCGCTTACATCTTGTACTACAGGACACAGTTCTACTGCCGTTGGTAAATCTGCTGGACTTAATTTAACTACTGGTACAAATAATATGTTTCTTGGAAAAGATGCTGGTATCACAGGAAGTCCGGGTGGTAATGAAACTACAGGCAGTAATGGTATTTTTGTGGGAGATGAAAATATTGCAGGTGCTTACATCCAAGTAGATTGGACAATTTCATCTGATGAACGTGATAAAACAGACTTTACAGCTTTAGATTTAGGTCTTAACTTTATTAATGCTTTAGAACCTCTTACTTATAAATGGGATAAGCGTTCTAAGTATGGTGATAAAACTGCTGATGATTATGATTTAAACGCTCAAACACCTGACGGTACTCATAAAGAAGATTGGTTAGATATAGGTTTTAAGGCTCAAGCAGTTTTAGCTTTAGAAGAAGCTGCGGGATATAAAATAGCAGACAAAAAGAATCTGACTGTTTCTTTAACGGGAGATGAAAAATCATATGGGTTACAATACAGTAAGTTTGTACCAATTCTAGTTAAGGCTTTGCAAGAAGCTGATGATAAAATAGATGCGTTGACTGCTAGAGTCGAAGCATTAGAATCTTAATAATAAATAAAGAGGAATAAAAAATGGCAGTAACTAAAAAACTAACCAAATCTATTCCCCATGTGAAGTCCAGTAAGGCTGAAATGTGGGATTTAGAAATGACTTATGAGAACGACAGTGAAGGTGATGCGACTTATTACAAAACTGTATTCAGTCACACAGCCGTAGCAGCCGATGGTGATTTTACCAAAGCAGCTAAAAGTTCGTTTAATCTGGCAGCTTTGACCGCAATGTGTCCGACTGCACATTGGGATGATGTATTTGCGAGTCAAGTGGATTCAGTAATTACTAATCCAGCTACACAAGCAGTACCAGAC